TTCTTGATCTATAAGTCCGAAAATAGCAGGTAGTAAAGATCCTTCATGTTGCACTATAACTCCACCATTCAGCCTTGCGTTAGGTTGGTCTCTTAGGTTACTATTTCCTGGCACAGTGCCTGTCACGTTGGAATCTCTGTCTAAAATATCTTTAACATTGTCTGTAATTTGTGCCAATGTGAATGTGCCTAGTTGTTCGTTGAGTGTGTTTGTTGACAAACTTGTTGGCAGTTCATATATGCCTTTTCCGTCAACTTTGTCCGCTGTGCTATATCCAGCTATCCTTATTTGATCGTCCACTTCTAATTCGTCAACAAATTTCACATATCTGTTTGTTGTGCCATCTTCAAGTGTATAGTCCGTAGTTAAATTTTTTATCACTCCATTTACTTTTACGCTTATCTCTAGATCAGNAAGATCAGCACTATTTTTATAAAAGTCGATAGCAAAAAATTGTTTCTCTGTATCATCAGCGATATAAGTTCTAATTACCCGTTGTTTGCTTTCTGAAGATCTCTCCACCCATGCAGTTTTTCTCTCTGTCGTTCCAGCACTATTTGTTAATTGTAAGTGGCCTTCTGCTAATTTTTTTGAAATTGTTGTTACTCCTGATCTGTAGGTAAAAGTTCCTGACGTATGATCTGAATCAAAAACAATATCACCAACATTGTTAATAGTTTTGTATTTGACTTTGATACCTAATACAGTATCTTCTGTGGCCGAATCGCTAGTTGCATATTCAAATACTTTTGCACCGGTGAAACTAGAATTTGGATATGTTGTAGCATCATCAAAACTTACACCATTATCATCGAACATCGAAAATAATGGTTGCTGATTAAGGCCAGTCTTATCTTGGCACTGTTTCCATGTTGTATCATTAGCACTATAGAAGTATGCATTGCCTTGATTACTGGTGCCTAATTCAACAAAAACGTTGTCACCGTCAGTTGGAGAGCCATCTGATGCTTCTGTAAGGCTTATAACAAGAGTGCTATCCACAGCATTTACAAAATTAACTGTGTAAATTTTATTTTTAACGATTGGGTCAGTGTCTGCTGAGAAAATCACTCTCATACCATCAGAAAGTGAAACGCCATCAATGATGTATCCAGTCTTGTTTACTACATTACTGAAAGCATCAGTGGTTACAGTGTCAAACAATGTGATAGAAGTCTTTGCATTTGTCCCATGATTATACAGTGCCAAACCACTATCAAATTCTATGATTGGTCTTTTTGCTCTATCTTTCTCGTCTAGGTCAGCTGTGTAACCGTTGATATCAGCAACTGTTTCAATAACCGAACGGTGGAACCATCGGTTGAATCTTGACCAGGCGTTTTGATCAGGACTGTCTCTTTTAATCGTGATATAGTCTTGGTCGGCAGGTCTGTAAAATGCTTTTGCATATGGTCGAGAGTCATATGATACACTGTCGAAAGGAATCGTGGTTTCGTCTGCGTAAGATGCCGGTGTAATTAGATCAGCGACGTTGGTCAAAGTGATACTGTCCCCAACTCCCTCTACATAGTATTCTTTGTTTTGATAAGCACTCGTTACGTTTGCAGTCTTGAATTTTACCTTCATGCCGTTTGATAAAGTTAAATTTCTTAGACTGTATGTTGTTGCACCGATGATATCTTTTGATGGATCGATTTCGGTTGTTGAATCTATTGTTTTTATTTGTAATAAACCATACATGGCAGTATGGTTTCCACACTGATAATATAATTTGTCAGGTGCATCTGTTGGCACTTCAAAAGTCACTATGCCAGACTGTGTGCCAGCGTTGGAAACACCTGAACTATAAAATAAACTGCTGGAACCATCTGGATATGGCTCTGTCATAATATAGAAAGGATGACCTTTGGCGTTAACATTAAATTTGTAAGTGTTGCCTCTGTACAATGTCAATACAGGATTATTTTCACCAGGTCTATGCCCAAAGTTGTAGGCACCCTTAGCCTTATTAACAACTGAGTATTCAATTACTGCTTCTGTGCCAGCACTATCAATCTCTATTGCGTTGGGACCTTCAGGCATCCAGTAGTATTCTCTGTAATTTACAAGTTTGTCATAATCTATAGCAGGATTCCAACTGTAAATTTTTTCTTTGTTTAACCTGTCATGATTATTAACTTTGCCCCCGTGATATTTTATTTGATTAATGTAATCATCATATGTACCTGTAAATTTTACTTGATCTTCAGGATTGACCGAGGTAGTATCTCTGTCAGTATATGTGACAGCAGGTTCCAATTGATATGCAAAACGATCGGCGCTGGTTGCACCTAGGTATGTATCTGAAACTTCCCTTGTGTATGCGTCTTGTCTTCCTATAAAACCATCTAGCCTTTCCAGAGATCCTTTTTGGATCAAAGGATCGAGAACACTTGATAAAAATCTTTGATTGGTATCTGTTCTATAGAATGCAGGAAGGTGCTGTACAGTTCTACGGATTTCCAAATCGCCTTGCGTTACAACTTCTTGATTGGTGAGAGCGTTGGTTGGATTATCTGCCATTAGTATCCTGCTCCACTACTGCCGGTGCTTGAACCGGAGCCTGATGTAGTGGAACCTGACACTGCTGATCCTGTTGTAGTGCTTGATGTTGTGGTTGATGTACTTGTAACTACACTACCAGATGCCGCCAGTTGGTTGGCACCTAGTGCAGTGATTATTGATACATCATTAACGGTGGCCCCACTTATGAATATTTCGTCTGCCGCTGAATTTATCTGAAACAAGGACCCAAACACTTGTCCAGATTGATTTGGTACTATAACAACTGTCAATAAATCTGGCGCCAGTTGATTGTGTATATAAGCGGCTAATTCTGTGAAGTAAAAACTATCACCAAAGTCCCAATTGTCTAAAGCAAAAAATTCATTAATTGCCTGTATCACCCTTGTTTTTATAATGGCATCTGTTGTTTTTACATTTGTGTTTTTTACAACTTTAAATGTTGCCTGTAATTCTTCATTGGCATTAGAGCCAAATAGTATTTTGTAATTTACAGGATGATAGATAACCTGATCACTCAAAGATTTCAATGGATCAAGAGTGCCAGCATAGCTGATCCTCAATTGATCGCTGGTACTTGCTGAAGGCTTTGTGCCACCATCTTGTAACCAGATTCTGAACAAATTATCATATGTTCTTTCTAAAAGGTAAACATCCACAATGTTCGACACGCTTGGATCTATTCTTGTTTCCTGACCTGCATGATGCTTATATTGGAAACTGATCGAACTTCTTCCTCGCCTTGCCTGATAGTCTGTAGTTGTGCTTAAAGTATTAGTGTCAGAGCTATATTTTTTAATTACATCTTCCGCACTATCATAAAAATAAAATAATTGATTATCATCATACGAAGTTGTGTTTAAGTTAATGTCGCTTTCATTTTGTGAAACAATAAAATTTGACGAGGCATATGGTCTGAATCTTTCAATGTTATCATAAGATGTGTATTTTTCAAAGAAAACAAATTTTATAGATTCTGACAAAGTTGGTTCAACATATATGTCAAATAATTCTGGATTATCAACAACGTTGTCGTCGTCAGCATCGAAGAATCCAACTTTTACCTTTCTATTGTCGTTGAATCCATCTGCTTCTGTGACTGTGTCGACAACTTCCCAAGTGATAGGATAACCTATACTGTTACCAGTAGATACTATACTATTTGTGGAAAGTATTTTAACGGAATCTTTAACACTTCTGCCTGTTTTATAATCGTAAATTTTTTCTTGTGCATCATAATGGAATTTATTTTGAGATTCTGATTCAAATATGTACTCTAATTGCCTGTAAGTTACCGTATATGTTGCTCCGTCGTTTGTGAATTTGAACCACCAACTTGCATCTAGGTTTGTATCCGTGGCATCTCCCGCATTCCCGCGGCTAAAAATATTGCTGGCACTCAAATTTGTTGATGTGATTATTTTCCATGTTTCAGTTGATTCGTCATATCTGAGACCAAACTCTTCATAGCCCTGAACCCTTTCAACAATATCTGCCTCTAGATCTTTATTGAATGTTAAAGTCAAATTTGGAATAACTGCGTTAACAACTGAACCATCTGGGATTATCGAAGATAACGTAACTGGACCTAATCCCGATTCCAAATTACCCACTCCGCCATTGGCACCATCGTTTACTACTGCGCCAACTTTGGCCCATGCCCTGTCTTGAGCTTGATCTGTGCCTGATGTTACAAGTGTGTTGTTGAGGAATTCCCTAGTATCGGGCGAAGTAAATTTAACCAAAGCGCCAGGCTTGACAAATTTTAAATTTGATGTAGCAAAATCACCAGTAACCAACGGACCACCTGCTTTGAAATATCCTGTGTTGGTATTGGTTCCTGTTGTTGATGAATTCCAAGTGGCACTTAATGTGCTTAAATCCTTTGTTCCATATTTCAAATAGTAGAACTGCCTAGAGTATGCTTTTGTAAGTTTGTTTTCAACCTGAGAATCTATAACATCTTGAATTTGACTTTGGCTCGTGAAAGTAAAAGTGAATTGTTGTGTTGACTCTTCTCTGTATAATATTCCGTCTTCGGCAAACACACTGACATTAGAATAGGCTCCAGTTGGGTCCAATATTTCTTTGGCACGTGATATACCTGAAGCACTCCTATTCACAGACCTAACTTTTACAATTTCCTGTGATGCAGATAAAGGTACCACTTGATAATCTTCTGCTGTGATCATTCTGTTTTGTGAATAATAAACCTGTGCGGCTTTTTCCCTTATAGAATCATTTGATTCTGATGCCGCGGCATTATATATGCTGGCCTTTAAACTCATCGTAATAGTCAGTGTTTGACTTCCACCATTCGCATCAGTGTATGGAACAGCTATTTGAACATTCTGCATGTCAGCCGGTTGAATTGCATATTTGGCATTGTCGCTTGTTCTGTAATATGCCCTAAATCTACCCAAAGGCAAATTACTAAAGTTACCGTCACCAAAAACCAGATCTATACCATCATCAACCTTTGAAACCACATTAAACAAATTTCTCTGATTTCTTGATAATGAGTTGTAAATTGCATTGTTTCCCGATAGAGAAGGAACCTTTGTCCAGTTTTGTAAAATTTGTCCAAATTCATCTAGCTTGTATAACCAGACATCTGTATCATTTACTCCGTCGGCTTGAATACTTTTGACATAATTTGTAACAGCGTTGTCCACCGTAAAATCTGCAAAGTTCATAGTTCCTTGTTTGAACAGAAAGAAAAAACCTGAGTTATTAGAACTATCACCAGATCCATCTGTTCTATATATGTAAGATAGACCGCCGCCATCTATCGGCTCTGATTCGTAAATAGATTCAGATCCGGAAATTGCTCCAGGAATAATTTCAAAATTTCTGTTTATTCCTCCTATCCCTTTGCTGAAAGTAAAAATTGGAAGATCCAATTGGCTAGAAGCTAGTGTATATATTTCAGTGCTAATGCCACCTATGTCACCTGATTCCCTGGGTGTTCCAAAAACTTGTCCAGTTTGATTTGCCGCATTTAGTATGGCGGTGAACTGTTCTCTGTAATTCGAATTGGCACTGTCATTCCAAATGATATTCGAATTTGCAAGGTTTGTGCCAGTTGAATCATTAACATCTTGCGTGGTTGAGATTGCATCTATTTTCAATAGTCCAGTAGCTGGTTTTCTTCTTTTGGCATTGTAATTAATCAGCCTTGCCAATCTTAAAACCGAATTACGTCTTTCTGCTGTTTCTAAAAAATTTTCTCTAGCATTTAGATCGACTCTGAATGATAAAGCCTGAGCAATGTAGGCAATCAAATCTATTAGTGCCACATATTCAGAACTCTCTACAAAATCGTTAAAATCATCAGGATAATTTTCGCGAAGATATGCCACCATTGTTCTACGCAATGTTTCAAAGTCGTAACTTTTAAAATCTGCCTGTTGGAATGCTTGATAAATCTTACGCCAATCCTCGGCAACTAATAATCTGTTCTGTCGTTCTGTTGTGGCCATATACTTTGTATGGATATTTATATGTTAAATTAAGTGCGTATATTAAGATAGGCGAAGTAGGGCATTTTCGTCGAAGGCAAACCTTAGTTTTTCAACTATGTTTAGCGGCACATACTTTAACGTGGCCTGGATAGCTATGCCCTTATCGGCTTCAGTCACAAGAATCTCCTCAGTTGCTATTCTGGGATCAGCATTAAGATTTTCTGTGATGTCCTCGGTGATTTGTTCTTTGAGTTCGTCGGTAAACGGCTCGAATAATACATCATATATTATCGTGCCAAATTCCGGATTCTCGACCCTTTCACCTTTACGTACTGATAGTCTATTAATTAGATCTTGTTTTGCACATTCGAAGTCGTAAACTTTGAAATTTTGTTTTTCCGCTCTTGAAGAAAAACCTTTGAATGTTACCGAGCTACTTGCTCCTCCTGAACCTGATCCTGAATCTCCGTATGCCATATAACTTATTTACTTTCTAAAATCTGAAGAAACTCCTGACGGCGTTAAAAGCCTGGCTCTTTATAGATGCTATTTTGCCATGTATAAAATTCATTGCGGCGCCTTTTGGATCTTTTATTAGTTTTTCTATGTTGTTAGCCTTACTGACCAAAGTGTTAAGATTTTGCACTGGTAATTTTATTTTATCATTCAGTTTAACCACACTACTTAATTTTTCCGATATTGCTTTTATGCTAGGCTGTTTGAGTAATTCGGCTTTGATTACTTTCAATTCAGTAGCGGACAGATCTGGACTAGCTTTTTTAATCTCTGCCATTGCTTCATTTATAAAATTTTTTGTTCTTGCTGTACTACTCTGCCTGTCATAAGGTTCGTGCGTAACAAAGTCGGTTACAGTTGTTTTGTTATCGATTTTATTTGCCTTTCCACCCAAGAAAGGAGTAGCATCGTCAATATCTATCAATCCTTCTGTGACCTTGATACCTATTGCATCAGGTTTGAGCCAGCTTGGCCCCCAAGTGGATTGAGCACCAACGGAATTAAAGTGCACCTGTGATCCAGCAAGATCTATCCTTCCTCCAGCACCATGTAGTTGTGTACCATTTGTGAATGATGATATTCCGTCTTTTCCAAAATGCCTAATACTGCCATTCTGAGAACTATTCAAAATACCTTTCTCTCCCATAGCAAAAATATATCCTTCAGCATTTAAAGCCAAATGATTTTCCGAAGTAAAGTTAATTGTACCCTTAGCATGGAAGTTTATATTAGTTTCGGAGTGTAGATTAAAATCACGGCTCGACCTTAAATTGATACCACCATCGGAGTAAACACTAATAGTGCCTTCCTTGTCCATCTCTATGAATGCCTTACCTGACCCATTGGCTATATACACCACGCCCTCTGTGTCATTCATTAAAAGCTGATGCCCTGATGCTGTACGTAATCTTACTTGTTGATTTGCACCATCAATATCACCGTCATCCATTACAAGACTATGTCCTGGACGCCTGTCTGGTAGAACAGACTCTCCGCCAACACCGATGTTTAATGTTCTTGAATCTTCTCTGACCCTGCCTGGGGTGCTAATTCCAAACACCTGGCTGGGAGTCTCTCGTCTTGCCGAGCTTGATGTGGTGCCACGCACATTGTCCTGTATCAATCCTTCAGCTAACAATTGATCTGCCAGAATGTCGTTGACAGGATATTTTATATTTTCTGCAAAGGTCGCAGTTTGTGCCGCTTCAATCATTCTCCTGTTTTTTTCGCCAACAGGTAAAAATTCTGTTCCGTAATTTGTTTTCCTTTGGATTCCATACGCTTCTCTGGCGTTTTCGTTTGTTCTTACAGTTTCTGTTGAGCTACCATAACCAGGCACCTGTTGGTTGGTCAAAGCACCTTGCACACAGCCTATCCAAAAGGCATTTTTTCTGCTGGCCTCACCTTTGGCAAATATCACTAATACCTCAGTGTCAATATCAGGTGGCACTGCCCAAAAACCATAACTGTGTTGTGTGCTTTTGTAATCATTGGGATCTGACTTTGATGTGGCCTCAACACTTTTTGCACCATAGAAAGGTGACAAGTAATTACACCAAATACAATCCTCTGGCGACGGATTTGCCGTTTGCGTTAGTTCGGGAATGTTGACTCCTAATCTTCCTTGACGTGTCGGATCATTGGTAAACTTAACAGTTCCGATGTAGGGTCCAACATCCTTGACGGCAAACTTTTCGTCATAGCCCGATTGATTATCGAATGTGTCAACATATCCTACCATTATGGAGAAACTCCTGGTCCGGTATTGTCATCACCAGTGCCGAATGCATCAGGCGTTCCATTATCTTTTTTAAGATCATCTTCACCCGTGATAGCTTTTTCAAATTTACTTCCTGCACCTGCAACAATTTTAGCCACTTCTGCTCCTAGTCCGCTTTGATTGTTTAGCCTCACACATGTAAGAGTCTGTATAAATTGGCCATTGGTAAAACTGCTTTCAACCTTAACCACCTGGTACACACCTGCAAAAAATAGATTTTGTTCGGGCACTTCAGTACCTCGGAACATCAATCCTTCTCGCTTCTCGTCTATGTCATCTGGTAAACTGTAAATCAATTCTATCAAGGGAGAATAGTTGTCAACATTGAAGGAACCGCTCAAACCACTGATACGCTTAGTCTTAGAACTGGATTGGCCTCCATTTGCGTTTAAAGGTATGAACTGATCTTGGCATATGTAAGCAGGGTCACCCAATATTTCAAGTTCGATCCTCATCATGTCAACTTGTGGGTTGGTGAGATAGTCAAAAAATTCCTGCTTCCTGCCCTCTACACCGCGATCCTCTGCACCTTTCTGCAAGATATTCCTGCCTTTTATTATGCTTGGGTATGATCTTAATTCTGTCACATCCTTGTCCACTGTGTCCTCTTGCGGAAACAATCTTGTCACTCGATCAAATACTTTTGGGAAAACTTGATCACCTGCCTTGCCGACCTCTACCACGTTTCGCTGAAAGAACGCAGTTTTGTAATTGATCCTTAAACTTTGTACGTCAACGTTTTTTCCTGTGTAGATATAATTGTATTGTTTTTTGACAGCATTTCGCATGGTGCCTGCCTTGGCGAACATGCCAGGACGAATGAATCTCAATACTGGAATCCAATGGGGGATTATCTTGTAAGTCACAGTCTTCCTGTGCATCTTGTTAATCGTGTCGTAATTATCTTTTCCGTTACCATAATGTGTCTCAACACTAGTTTTGATTTTGAACCAAGGCACAAATGCGTTGTCCTTGATTGTCTGTTCAAATTCTCCGCTTTCGTAAAATTTTTTAATTGTCTGTGAATCTGCCTCTTGATCGGATCCCAGGAATCCAGACCTTCGAAGGTAGGATGTCCAAAAGTCAGTTGCTATTGATTCAAAACCAGCAGTCGATCTCACCGCGTCCTCAAGAACTTTGATCAAACTTATGCCGTTAGTCACTGTCGCTTCTGCCACCTTGATATCTAATTTTTTACTGGCTCTTTCCTTGATTTTATCNAGTTTTGATGGTGGACCATTTTCCACTTTTTCGAAATGTGCCACAGAATCGTTAAGAGCACTGTAATCGTTGGCGATTCTCGCCACATCGTCATCAATTAATATCACGTATTTGTCCAGCACTGTCCTTACTTTATGTTCGTCTCTTTCTGTCACGATTTGATTGTTCAATTTGTCTTCTATTTCTTGCAGGGCCTCCTTGAGATTATCGGCTTGAACGTTGATAGCTGTTCGCGGAAATTTAAATCTGTCATCAAATGCAATGTCGTTTTGACGCACCGCGGTGACAGTATATATGGCGCCGCCCTCGTTCACATCCATGTCTACCTTGGTGATCAGGATGGGAATTTTCCTAATCATAGATCCGTTAGGTTGTTGCGTGTTGCCTTTCTCATCATAGCCCTTGAACTCGATCGTGAGAAGCATGGGTGCGTCCTGA